GCCTCCACTCAACCCATTGAGAAAGAAGGCTCAACCATCACAGCCACACTTCAGTCCTCCCAGATGGGCGGCATGACCCGTGTGGAGAACATCGTCCCTAGCGATGCCAGCTTGGAAGCTGCGGCTGATGCCAAGGCCAACGAAGCCCTAGCTGACGAGAAGCCCCAGTGGCTTCCAGAGAAGTTCAAGTCCCCTGAAGACCTTGCTAAAGCCTATCTGGAGCTTGAGAAGAAGGTGGGCGGAAGCAAGAAGGCCGATGAATCCAAGGCTGATGAGGCCAAGCCTGATGCCCCTGATGCCGCCAAAACCGCCAAGGAAGTCATTGGTGTCCAGTCCTTTGAGCAGTACTCACAGGAGTTTATGAACGATGGGGCTCTTTCCGAAGACAGCTATAAGTCATTGGAACAAAAGGGCTTTGGTAAAGATATTGTTGATGCCTTTATCAAAGGCCAGCAAGCCCTATTGAGCAGCCAGATTAACGAGGTCTACAGCGAGGTGGGTGGTCAAGATGCCTACCAGAACATGATTCAATGGGCCGAGGAATCCCTTGGGGCTGATGAGATTGACACTTTTAACAGCCTGATTAACTCTGGCAACCAGCAACAGACCATGCTGGCCGTCCGTGGGCTTCAGTCCCGCTACCAGAGCCAGAACAAAGTTCCCAAACTTATCGGCGGCTCTCCTGCCACAGCCAATAGCACCCAAGCCTACCGCAGCACTGCGGAGCTTGTTACGGCTATGTCTGACCCACGTTACAAGGTTGACCCCGCCTATCGCCGCGATGTTGAACGGCGTTTGGAACACTCGGACATCCTGTAAGTTCAATTAACAATTAACACCTAACTATGAATAAAGAAATCATCCTCGGTATTGTCCGTCACATCCTGACCGCTGTTGGCGGTGTCCTTATCACCAAGGGCTTCGTGGACGCTGCGGGGCTTGAACAGGCCATTGGTGGTCTTGTGGCCATCGTCGGTGTGGTCTGGTCTGTTGCTTCCAAGAAGTAATGCTAACAAGCGCACTCCTTATTGTCGCCGCAATCGCCACCCCATTTGGGTACTGGTGGTTGCGGCGGCTTAAGGCTGCTGATGACCCAGCTGTTAAAGCCCAAGCTATTAAAGATGAAACCAACAAAGCAATCGTTAACGGGGATTCTGGTTATATTAACAGTTCTCTTGACAAGTTGCTCCCTAAATAATAGCAGGACAAGAGTGGTTGTGATTCCTTCCGATAGGGAAGTTATCTACGTTAAATCAAACGAGTGCATTGTGAGACCCCTGCCTAGCTGGAGTGTGCCCGATGCCCGTATGAAAGAGATTTTGGATGCCCTTAACAAACAAAAAGGAGCATCTAATTAACATGGCGGTGGTGAAAGTCGGTTGAGTGGGTAGTGCGGTATCAGTAATCAATAGCTAATGTCTTTCATAGAGCCTGATGCGTCAGACAACTCTTTGTGCTGTATTGCCGAAAGACAAATTGCGGTTGATGGAGATTTTAGTAACCCGTTCAAAGCTGTGACCTCACTATTAGCTATGTTGTCCATTAACTCGGTATAATTATTAACTATTATGGCTAATACTGTTGGAACCAGCGCAAACCGCTCTGGTCAAATTAATGCGGCGGGAGATGCCTTGGCATTGTTCCTGAAAAAGTTCGCTGGAGAAGTCCTCACCACGTTCACGACTGAAAACATTTTCAGCGCGATGCACACGATGCGGACGATTGACAACGGCAAATCGGCGCAGTTCCCCCTGACGGGCTATGCCTCTGCTGCTTATCATACCCCCGGCTATGACATTCTCGACAATAGCAACTCGCTGCTCTCCAGCGTGCTGCACGACGAAAAAGTCATCAACATTGACTCGCTGTTGCTCTCGAGCGTTTTCGTTCCGAGCATCGACGAGATGATGAACCACTACGATGTCCGTTCCATCTACTCGACGGAACTGGGCCGTGCGCTGGCAAAGCGTTTCGACCAGAACATTGCTAAAGTTATCGCTCTTGGTGCGTCTGGTTCTTCCAGCGTGACGGGCGGCGGTAAAGTTAACAGCGTCAGCATCACCAGCAAGGGCACCTACTCGGTGGCTCCTACGACTGTGACCTTCTCGGCTCCGTCGAGCGGCACCACGGCCACTGGTACTGTTGTGATGAGCGGCCTGAACCTCGTCGGCATCACTGTGACGAATCCGGGTTCTGGTTACACCTCTGCTCCCACCATCACCATGAGCGGTGGTACGGGTACGCAGGGTACTGCTACCTGCACCATCATCAACGAACGCTCCGGCGCGACTGTGACCTTGGGTAACACCACGGGCACGGAACCGACTGGTGCCCAGATTGTTGACGGCATCTACTCGGCTGCACAGCAGCTTGATGAGAAGAACATTCCCTCGGAAGACCGCTTCTGCGTGTTGACCCCGAATGAATACTACAAGGTGGCTCGCTCCAGCACCGACCTGTTCAACCGCTTCTTCGGTAACACGGGTACGCTCTCCAGCGTGACCCTGCCGGAATTGGCTGGGTTCAAAGTCGCTCGTTCTAACAACCTGCCCCGTTTCGGTCAGGCTGCTAACACGGGTGAGAACAACACCTACAGTGGTGACTTCTCCAGCCTCCGCGCCCTGTGCTTCCACAAGGCCGCTGCTGGTACTGTTAAGCTCCGCGACATCGCGGTTGAGTCCGAATACAAGATTGAACGGCAGGGCACCCTGTTCGTCTCCAAGTACGCGATGGGCCACGGCTCGCTGCGTCCCGAGGCGGCTGTGCTCGTGAACCGCACTGCGTAATCGCAAGCGGGGCTGTTAAGTCCTAATAAAGCCCCCAGTCTCATTCGTGGGATTGGGGGCTCCTTTTTGGCTACTTGTGGTCTATCCAATGGAGAAGGTTTTGCTCATTTCCTTTGTCCCTTGCTAAATGACCGCAAGTAGCCCATTTTATCAAAAATACTTTATATGAGTGATACCACCAAAACAACACGCCTAGATGCCATCAACACCATGCTTGGAACCATCGGAGAAGCTCCTGTGGAGACCCTAGATGGCGCGGTTCCCGTGGATGTCCAGACGGCCAAGTCAGTGTTAGCTGAAGTTTTAAAGGAAGTACTATCACAAGGTTGGCACTTCAATACCGAAAATGATTACCCCCTTACCCGCACAGCCGAAAATAAGATTATCGTGCCCAGTAATGCTATTCATGTTGACCTCAATGACGATATTTATCGCAATGAATTGGATGTAATCATCCGTGGTCAATACTTGTATGACCGAAAGAACCATACTTATATTTTTGAAAAAGACCTTAAAGTCACCATTATGCAACTCTTTGACTTTGAGGAGCTTCCTGAATTAGTCCGTAACTACATAAAGCTCCGTGCAGCCCGTGTGTTCCAAGGCCGCATCCTTGGGTCTGATATAGCTGCCCGTGAAGCCTCTGTGGGAGAACTAATGGCTTTGGTGGCTATGAAGCAAGATGAGGATGCACAGGCTGACCGCTCTGTGTTTGATAATTACTCCGTGTATCGTGCATTAGACCGATAATAATATGCTTTCTCGTAATCCAGTTCCTAACCTAATCTCGGGAGTTAGCCAGCAAGCTGACTCAATGAAGTTTCCATCACAGGCGGTGGAACAGATTAATGCAGATAGCAACATTGTTGGTGGTCTTACAAAGCGTCCTCCGACCAACCACGTTAGCCGTATCGTCACAGGAACTGCTGGAAACACCCTAGCTCACGCCATTGACCGCGATGTGGATAATCAGTTCTTGGCGGTATTTAGGAACAACGCTGTTCAGGTATTTGATACCAATGGGAATCAAAAAGCTGTTAATTATGTGGGAGCCTCGGCTGATTATCTGGCAACCACAAGCCCTCAAGATGACCTAAAAGCCATCAGTATTGCTGATTACACCTTTGTCCTCAATAAGACCAAGATACCAGCAATGCTGTCGGCCACCACTGCTGCACAGCCACATGAAGGGCTTATTGTCATTAAGCAAGGCGGTCATGCCATTAGATACTCTGTTTGGGTAGATGGTATTGAATACTGGTTTATTACAGACAACAGTCTAGCAGCAAACCATGAAGACCATATCAATACTCAAAACATTGTTCGTGGACTTGTTCTTGGAGCTACGGCTGCTGTTGTTGGTGGTACTTCAGGTGTTGGTGCAGCCCCTGCTGATGGACTTGGATTAAATAGGCTTACAAGTAGTGGTTTTACTATTACTTATGTAGCATCCACAATTTATATCAAAAAAGCTACGGCATTTACGCTGACTGTTACTGATGGTGTTTCAAATACTTATACAGGAGCCATTAAAAGCTCTGTTAGGAATTTTACAGAGCTTCCCATAGTGGCCCCCAATGGATTTAAGATTAAGATTGATGGCTATCCCGAGGACACTGTAGATGACTACTACGTTCAGTTTCAGACCAACATCAATACTGTTGGGTCGTTTGAGGGTGGTAAATGGTTAGAGGCTGTGGGCTTTGAGGTTAAATACGACCTTGATGACACCAAGATGCCCCACATCCTTATCCATAACCAAGATGACACCTTTACTTTTAAGGCGGCTACTTGGGACAATAGAACCGCTGGGGATGCCGATACAAACATTGACCCATCTTTTGTAGGCCACCCAATCAATGACATCTTCTTTTACAAGAATCGCCTTGGATTATTGAGCGAGGAAAGTGTCATCTTTAGTGAGTCTGGTCAGTTCTTTAACTTCTGGCGTAATTCAGTCACCACCATCCTTGATTCTGACCCTATTGATGTGGCAGCGGCTCATAGCAAGGTCAGCATCCTGTATAGTGCTGTTCCGTTCTATGACCAGCTAGTTTTGTTTGGTGAAAAGACGCAGTTCTCTCTACGGAGCAGCGGTGACTTGTTAACAAGCAAGACTGTAAGTATCCAGCAAACCACCGAGTTTGAGAATACCAACAAGTGTTACCCAAAGATGTCGGGTAAAAATGTCTATGTTGGGTTTAATCGTGGTGACTTTGCGGGTGTCTGGGAGTACTACGTTGGTGAGAATACCCTTCAGTTTGATGCGTTTGATGTCACTGTGGGTATCCCGTATTACCTACAGGGTAACATTGTTGAAATGGCTATCTGCCAAAATGAAAAGATTCTGGTGGCTAGGACTAATGAATCCCCCAACACGCTATACATCTATCGCTATTATATCAACGGAACCGAGAAAGTTCAAAGTGCGTGGAGCAAATGGGAGCTGGAGCCCAATGCGGAAATCAAGAACGCCATTTTCTTAGAGAACCGACTGTTCTTGGTGGTCTATAGGCCCAACGATGGCTTAAGCATTGAGCGTATTGATGTCCAGTATGGCATGAACGATGCCGATGCCCAGTACACCATGTTACTTGACCGCAAAGTCGGAGAGACCATTAACGGGGTCTATAACGCCACCACAGACACCACAACGTACTACATTCCCTATAGCATCCCTGATACGTCAATCTTTAAGGTGGTTGCTAGGTTCACGGCTACGCCCCCTAGCGGAACCAAGTCTGGAGGCACCATCATCATCCCGCAATCCATTGGTAATGACGGGGTTGTGGTGCTTAACGGGAACACCCTATCCCAGCCTCTGTGGTTTGGCATCAACTTTACAATGACCTACCAGTTAAGTAGGCCTCAAATGCGAGGCACTGGAGCCGCTGGAAGCCCTTCTACGATGGCTGTTGGTAAGCGGTATCAGATTCGTAAGGCTGTGTTAATCTACAGCAAAAGTGTTTATTTCAAGGTTGTGGTGTCTCCAACGTATCGTACGGCCTCCACACACGTTTATACGGGCAAGAACACGGGCACAGGGTCATCGGTTATCAATGCCCAGACTGTGTTTGATGGGTCATTCTCGTTTCCCATCATGGCCCAGAATACGGATGTATCGGTGTCCATCATCAATGAGCAGCCGTTTCCGTGTTCTTTGACCACTCTAGATTGGATTGGAGTGTTTTCTCCTAATACAACCCGTTCTTAATGACATCGGTATATTACGATAAGCTCTTTGTAGCGCACGCAATGGCCGCTGATGCGGAGTATCTGGCCCCTAAACTCCGCAAAGCTGACTTACTAGAGCTTCAGGCTAACCCAAGTCTTAAGGGGATGGCCCCCGCTGAAGCCTTGCACAAGAGCGTCATGGAGAGTGACGATTGCTATGTCATAAAAGAGATTGAGACTTGTGAGCAAATCTGTTTATTTGGGGTTAAGCGAGTAACCGAAGATGTTGGTATGGTGTGGCTTGTGGGCAGTGACCGAATCAAGAAACATCAGGTTGAGTTCTTGAAGAATGGTAAGGCTTGGCTGGCTGGTCTGCACAATACCTCAAAAATTTTGTATAATTGTGTACATGAGGATAACAAGCTCCATATTAAGTGGATACGTTGGATGGGATTTAAAGTGGTAAAGCGGCATGAAGGCATTGGTGTAAACGGCGAAAACTTTTACGAATTTTGTAAATTATGTGTTTCTTTTTAGCTCCTCTTGGATTGGCGTTAGGTGCTTCAGCGGCCACAGCAGCATCCGTAGGTGCAGCCGCAACAACATTTGCGCTGTCGGCGGCTGGGACTGCCATGACGTTTGTTCAGCAATCGCAGCAAGCCAAAGCACAGGCTGGGTATCAAGACCAGATGGTAAAAATGGAGCAACGGCGGTTTGAGGCTGACTCTTTGGCTGTACGGCAGTCACAAGCCATCCAGAACGAATCTACGGCCATTGAGAACTACAAGGTTCAACGGGAGGCCCAGAAGGCCCAAGCAAGCATCAGGACGGGTGCTGGTGAGGCTGGAATCACTGGGGTCAGTGTGGACACCCTGATTCATGACTATGCTGCCCAAGAGGCCGCTATCTACCAGCAAGGTCGTCGTCAGCAAGAGATTAACGCCATGCAGACCAATCAGCAGTTGGCGGCTATGGCAACTGGCTCACAATACAACATTGCTCGTATTAACGAGCCCATCTCTCGTCCTAGTCCGTTTGCGGCTGCTCTTAACATTGGGGCTGCTGGTCTTGCATCATACAATCAGTATCGTAGTCAGGTTCCTGCTGGTTCCACGGGCCAACCTAGCTGGTTATCTGGCGGTTCATCGCCCCGTGCTGAAAAGATGTACGGCTCACTTTTCTAATAAAAATTATGGCTACTGCTGAAAATATTACACCTCGTCGGGTACTCCAAGATTTAGGCTACGCTCCTCGGCTTAATGCGCCAGAGGCCATTATGCAGCCCGCTCCACAGGCTCCGTTACCTGCGCGGGACACCGAGACCACCCAGCTTGTTAACGCCCTTGGAGAAGTTAATAAACAGATAGCGGCTTATAGCGACATCTACTCGACGCAAAAGACGCAATCTGATATGCAAGATGTTGCGGCTAACTCGGTTAAATTGCTTGAGGAAGCTAGAGCTAGTCAGGCTAAGACGGGTCAGAACCTTAACTCGTACTTTGAGGCAAACGCAGGTAACTACGGGTCAAATCCTTCAGTCCGTAAAGCCTTGTTCACCATGATTGGGGAGCGGGTTGCATCGGAAGACTACACAAAGATTTTAGATGATAATCGTAATCGTGTTTTAAATACGCTTAAGCCTGAGAATCCTGATGATGTAATTGCTGAGTCTCGTCAGAAGTTCTTGGAAAAATTGGGTTCCAATATGTTTTCTAGGGCTGGTGCAGAGTCGGTAATGAATCGGGCTGATAACGCATTTCGCAACGAGGCCCAGTCCGCTCAAGACCAGTTCATGAAAGCGCAGGTGCTTGAAAATAGTTTTATTAAATTACAACAGACTGTTACTGAAGGAGTTTCACTTAAAGACCCCAAAGTGACAGCCGCTAATTTACATCAACAATTACTTTATTTAAAACAGAGTGGTGTGACTGACGCTCCTGATGTATGGGCAAAAGGAATTGAGCAATCACTTGTTAATGAAGCTATTAAAGGTAACGGCCCTGCGGTTCGTCAAATAATTGAGGAGCTGAAGTCTAACCCTATTTCAACCACGGATTCCAAAGGCGTATCCACAGTTCTTGGTAAATTTGGGGATAGCGCAATGTGGGGTTCTTATTTTAATAAATTGGAATCCAGTGTGCTTAAGGCATCTACCGATGCTGAAGAGATGTCGTCTGCTATGTATTCCGCAAGACAAAATGCTCTTAAAGTAAAAGCCTATGAAGTAGTTCAAAATATTGTTGGCCAATACCCCATAAATCAAATAGACGACCCAGCCATACAGACTAAAATTAATGCAGACATTGAAAAACTAGCAGTAACTCCAAGTGAGCTAGCTTCATTGAGGTAGTATTCAGCAATGTCTTTAAAGGGCTACAAAGACAATGTGCAGACTCCTGCGTCTCCGCAGCTTTTAATTGATATGCAAAAAGCTAAAATTGCGTATGATTACAATAGATATTCTGAACTATTCAAACTCCTATCGCCTCAAGAACAAGCGGATAAGTATGCAGACTATCAAACATTTTTGACTGGTGCTAAATTAATAAATAGCCCTGAAATGACTTCTGCGGCAACAATACTTAATTCGCAATTAGTTACGGCACTAAAAGCAGAGACCCCTGATGCGCCCGACTACGGAATTAAATTTGAAGTGATAACCCAAGCAAGAAACGATTTTTACGCAACTGTTGATTCTAGAATTACTGATGCACAAAAAACTTTTAAAGATAAATCTGAATCAGAAGTTAGGAAAATTATTGGAGAAATTAGGTCTAATACTGGAAACGAGATTTTAAATAAATACACACAAAGATACAGCCAAATGGCTTCTGCACCTGCCGCATCTAAAGATGTGTCAACTTTTGTGGCTCCTCTAACAAAGGGGGCAGTAATGGTCAGTGATACCAAAGTGTATTCTGATGATGAAAAATTTAAGGCTGTGGCTACTTGGGTTCCTGTAATGCAACAGCTTCTGGAGCAGAGTCCTACGCTTAATTTTAAAAAACCAGCAACAGTTAAATTGGCAATTCAAGCACAGGACAGTCTCAAGGTGATGGCTGCTTCCATGATGCCCGAATTTGCCACAATGAGCTTATATGGCACCAATAAAATGGGCCAAGCTGTTGGGCCTCAAGCACGGGAATCAGCTACACAGTCCTATGTGGCCCTTAAAACGATGGTAGGGTTTAAGCCGCAAGAGATTATCAATGGCCGTACATCCGATGGCATTGCTATTGATGTTGCTGCACTTACTCAAAACAACCCCAATTTTCCTTATCTTACCAAGTTTTTTCCAAATAAACAGGCGTTTGCAAAGTCCATTAACGAATACGCTGCGTTGGCTAATCAGTTGTCTACAGCCACCACAGAAGAAGAACGGCAAGCACTTCAGATTCAATTAAAACAAACGTCCTATTACCAGTTAACCAATAAACTGATTCCTAGCTCTGGTGCGGCTTCTTTGGATGCTGCTGTTGTTAATAGGTTTAACGATAATCAACAGCAGATGTTGTCGTATGATGCGGTGCCTCAAACCACTGACATCCTTTCAAACATCCCTAGCAACATCAGCCAAGCAATTACAAACATCAAAGCTGGCCCGCAAGTGGCTGGTGTTTCAGTACCTAATCAGCCCGCAAGTGGTGGTGTGCAGTTCTTCCCGTCCGCGCAAGAGCAAGTTGCAACCAACGAATTTAAAGACATTGCGATTGGCAAGAGTATTCAGGGTGTCAGCATTTCTGGTGACTTGCTTCAGCAGTCCACAACAAACGCCATGACTGCCGCATTGGCCGTAAAGTTTAATACAACAGAAGGTGATGTTGCGGAAAATAAACAGAAGTATTTGGACTTGTTTAGCCTTTTAATGCCTAAAGAGCGTTCAATGGTTTATGAACAAGTTGTAGGTGCTATTCGTATGTCCAGTTTGTATAGCGACCCAGTGTTGCGTTTATTTATTCCTCAAATTAAACTTCAGTCATCCGCAAACACCAATAACCTTGCAACCTTTTTTGGTTTAAAAGACTCGGATTTACAGCCCCGTACAGACATCAAGAATGTTGGCCCAATCAGGAACGTACCAACAACCATTGAGGAATTTAAACAATGGTCAAAAGAAGTAGTGGCTCCTGCGGCTGATGTAGCCAAGTTTTATGCTCCTAAAGTTGCAGAAATTCCTGCTTATTTAACTGCGGTGTATAAAGAAATGGCAGCTACAGGGAAACCTTTAGTTGATTTCTATGTTCCAAATGCAGGAAAAACTGTAAAAGAAATTGTTAGCCCTACTGCTGTTGGAGTTGCTGGTGAAATTGCTGCACCGGGCTCTTCAGTACTTAAAAACGTAATCCGCAATCCTGCAAAAGAAGCGGCGGATGCAGCAGCGTTAAAAAGTGCTGCTAAAGCTGCAATTCCTGTGGCTGCTGGGGTGGCTAGTGAAATGGCAGTTCCGGGGTCATCTGTACTTAAAAACATGAAAAGAGACACATCAGCAGCACCTTACGGCTTAAGAGAAGATGGTACGCCTAAAGGAACGGGTTATTTTGGAGTAATTAAACTTAATAAAAATAATTCAGTTGCTTCTGAATACTCGATTGGTGTTAACATTAACGGAAAAGAAACATTAATTCCATCGCTTGTGCCTACATTGACTGCTGATGAATTTAATTTAATGGTAAGCGATATTATTCCTAATAATAAAAATGTTCCAAAACAAATTGTGGCTAAAGCGGCACAATTTGCTCGTCAAAGAATTGAACAAAATAAAAATCCATTTATTCAAGCTGGCGAACAAGCTGTAAAGCCGCCAACACAATAAGCGCACATATTGACATAAACCATTAAATCATTGTAATAATAAATATGCCGCAAGATTACTTTCCTACAATTAGTCCTGAACAGTTAGCCAGCATTAACGCACCAGATGTAAATACAGACCTTCCTGCGGTTAATGAGTTGATGGCTAATTCACAGCCCAATGAAGTAGCCCCAGCGTCTCCCAGTGTATTCAAAGACCTTGCGTTGGCTCCTGTGCGTGGAGCTTTGGACTTTGGGCAGGGGCTTTATGACCTTGCCAATTCTGCGGACAATTACATTGGCCTTGATGCCCTTAAAGACCGCGACATTAATGTACTTGGCAGGTCTGAAACAGTGGCTGGTCAGTGGATTGAGGACATCACCGATTTTACTCTTGGGTTTGTCCCTGTGGCGGGTGCGCTGGGTAAAGTAACCAAAGTATCCAAATTAGCCAATGCAATGAAAGCTGGGCGGCTAATTAAGTCAGCGGAGCCTATGGCCCTTAAGTCAGGAGTGCTGGGCGGGGCTGGTAATATGCTTAAAGGAATGGGGAACCTTACAGTGGCTGGAGATGCTGTTGCTTGGGGCGTTTCTGGAGCTTTATTTTATAAACAACAAGAGCGGTTAAGTAATTTAATTGAAAAATACCCATCTCTTGAGAATCCTGTTACTGAATACTTGGCTTTTGATGGTAACGAAAGCGAAGCAGAAGGCCGTTTAAAAAGTGGTTTAGAGCAAGTTTTGTTAAGTCCTATTGCATCTGGGGCTGTAGCGTTGGGTCTTAAAGCTCTTAAATTAGGCAAAGCAGCACTTACAAAAGGAGCTTCAATGGAAGCTGTGGACGCTGCTGTAAGGTCAGTGGCTACGGAAGACGCAGTAAACGCTGCTGTTGACCCCATTAGAGCTACTCGCGGAACACCTACTCCCACTGCTCCTGTTGTTGCACCTTCCGTTGCGGCACCTGCCGCTGCTGCTACAAAACCTATTGAGCAGATGTCTCGAGAGGAATATGCAGCATGGCTGGCTGAAGATGTAAAAAGAATGGGGGTGCATAGAGGAGTTACACCAGCGTATACAGAACTTACAAAACGCAGAGAGTTAAGAGGAAAACCGATTCCTAACATTACTTTAGAACAAAAAAACTATTTTTACACTAAAGTAGTAGATATTGCTAAAGCAATGGGGTTGAACGACGCTGAAGGGGGTTGGATTCAAGCTCAAATTGGAAAACGTGGTAAAAATCCAGATGGAAGCAGGTCAAAACTTTATGTAACATTTAAAGAACCAATTAAAGATTGGACTCCTGAAAAATTTGCTCAATTTAAAGCTGAACTGGAAACTAATAAATATAATGGTTCATTTAAAACTTATGGTAAATCGCCATTTAACGCTGATAAATTTTATAACAATTTTGATAATGTTGTAGCTCATGCTAATAGCGATGCTGATGTTGAAATTGCTCGCAAAGCAGCTTCAAAGGTATGGGGTGATGCAGAACTTCAAACAGGGTTGGATGCCACAAACCCAAAAACGGGTCTACACACTTCTCATACCGACTTACTTGCAAATGCCGTTGCAGACGCACACGCCGGAAAGCCTTTTGTGCTTCCGCGCTCCAAATTTGAAACGCCAAGCCCAGTTGCTGCTGCTTCTCAAGCCACAGGAGCTAAAGCAGGAGGTGCTACAGGGGCCGATGCTGGTGCTGGGGGCTCTACTGCCGCCCTAAAGAACGAATTTGAGCAGCTTGGCACCATTCCCAGTGACCCTAACTCTGCCGCAGCCGCTAAAGCCGCTACAGATGCCATTTTCCATGACTCAATGAGCCACACAGAGGTCGTGGCTGCATTAGATAGCCCTAAAGGTCAACTGTTTGTGGCTAAAGCCCTGACTGACCCCGTTGAGTACCAGAAGCTAATGGGCGTTATCGTTAACGTATTTAAAGACTTTCTTGGCACTAGCAAAACTGTTGGTGATGACCAGATTATTGCTAAAGGTATTGAGCTAACGGCGCGTCTGGCTAATCTTCCAAAGAGTGTAATCATTGATTATCTTCATAAAGCCGCTGGTAAGTTTGAGCCCAATAGAGCAGCCGCCGAAGCCTATGCCAACTACCAGATTGCCCTTAACTTTGGCAAGACTTGGCAAAGTACGCTTAAGACTTGGATGGATGCACCTACGGATGCCGCAGCTTTCAAAGCATTTACAGAAGCCAATTCAAACTTTGGAGCCATTATTCAGTCCTATAGCCACTACCGCAGCGGTGCTGGGCGGCTGTTGGGGTTCATTGGTCGGCTTCAAGAGACAAAAGGGTTTGTGGGCCGTGAAGTGTCTGTTAAGAACTTCGCTAAAATGACCCAAGAAGAACTTCAGAAGCAAATCTCAACTCCTGCTGGTAAAGCAGAGCTTGAGAAGATTCTGTCTAGCGTTGGAGACGGCACAGACCCAATGACTCTATTGGCGGCTTCCAAATGGAATAAGTTCTGGGGGATGCACAATGAATATTTCATTAACATGGGCTTGTTGTCATCCTTTAAAACAATGGTGGCTAACCTTGCTGGGCCGGGGATGAAGTCTGTGTTGCTACCTATTGAAGCCACTGTGGGAAGTATCCGCGCCCGTGTGGGTAAGGCTGTACTTGATGAAGCCAATGCCGCCAATGTCACTTCAGCTACCACCCGTGCCGCCCTTAAAACGTATGCACTGTTGGCCGAACAGGTAACTACGATGCACCAAGCGTTTCTTAATAACTGGAAACATGGTACTACGGCGTTTGATACGGCTCCTGCTGGTGAGGAGTTTTTAAAGAACAAGTACATTAAGGTCTCTGAAGAATTTCTAAAAGAGAATCCAATCATGGGTAACATGGTTAACTTCTTGGGAGCAGTTACACGGACTCCTACGCGCATCATGACGGCTACGGATGCGATGATGAAGCACATCAATGCTCATGCCATCTCCAAGGTTCGGTTGTATGAGGAAGCGTACACCAAGATGCCTAACGGAACCAAGCAAGAGATTGACGGGTACGTTCAGGGACGCTTTTTGGAATTGATGGATGATAGTAAAGCGTTTTATAATAAAGATAAAATATCTTTGAAGTTCTACAACGAAGGAAAACAACTCCTTGCTGACGGCAAGATTCAGAGCGTTGATGAGTATGTCACTGCGTCTGTAGAAAAATGGCAGAACGAAAGCGGAAGGATTCTTGATTTTGCTCGTGAATATTCTGAAGCAGCTAACTTTTCACAGAAGCTGCCGGGTTCTGAAATTGTTGAGGGCATTAATTCCCGCACGGGTAAAATGGAAATGAAAGTGTTTCGTGAATCAATGGGCAAGACTATTGATGACGCTGTTAATATGCATCCTATATTTAAAGCGTTCCTTCCGTTTACCAAGACCCCGATGAACATTCTTTATGATGTGGGTCAACGGCTTCCCATTGCCAACCTGCCGCTTATTGGTGGTATGCACCGCCAGTACTTAAAAGACATGACCAGTGGCGACCCGTTTAAAGTCTCTATGGCTGAAGGCCGTTTATTGATGGGTATGGCTTCTTTTGCTGGGACAATTACTTTGGCGTTTCATGGTAAGATTACTGGTGCTGGGCCAACTAATGAAGCTGAACGGAAGCTGTGGGCGGCTTCTGGAGCCCAGCCGTACTCGTTTGTTCATGAGAATGAGGATGGAACACAGACGTTTACTTCGTATCAGCGTCTTGACCCCTATGCCACCTACCTTGGGCTTGCGGCTGACGTAGCTGAATATATGCGTACCAACCCTAATGTGGGTGGCGATGATTGGATTGCGGTGATGGGCGGCATTGGTACGGCTATGTCAAAGAACGTCATCAACAAGACCTATATGCAAGGCTTGGAGCAGGTCACGACTTCATTGACTGACCCTGACCGCTT